ATGAAAAAATTAATCTTAGTGATCCTGTTACTTCTGTCAATCGGTGTGATGACCATCGTTGATTCGAACATCATCCGACAAGCCCCTTATCCGAGCTTGTCCCAAGAACAAACGAAATAAGGAGGTCCGAACGTGACCCGGGCAATTTTAATCAGTTTCTGCGCCCTATTCCTTTTAGCAGGCTGCACTTCCCAAGCTGAGCCAAGTATTTCCACTAAGCAAGCGAACTCAGTTGCAGCCGCTAACCGCGCGGAGCAAACTAGTCGTGCCAATGCAGCGGCTGATGCTAGTGCTAAGAAGCAATCTGGTGACCATTATCAAGCTACTGACGACCATATCACTAGCGCAACTAGTGCAGTGGCCGCCGTCGGGCAAGTGCTCAACGATCCCAAGCAACAAACCTTTGGTGTCGTACCAACTGCCAACCAAGATGCACACGGCCACCACTATTATCAGGTCGATGCTTATCAGAAAACGGCTAATGGCGGCCGGGGGCATTATCTGAATAGTTACTTTGTTTATTTAGATGGTAGTATCACGACCAAACAAGCAAATTAATAAACAGACAAGTTGTCACCCATTCAAGCAGTGTCGTTGAACCTGCTGGGATGGGTGACTTTTTGGATGCATTTTTTGCCGGTAGTAATTTCAGTATTTCGGCGTACAGTTATTCCATGCTAATTAAGGCCAGCCCCAGTAACTAAGCAACCAATTTGCAATTACAATTAATATCAACTGCATAAATATAGAAAAAGGTTTATTTTTTTGTTACTTTTCGCTATAATGGATATTGTTGTTAAAGCAACTGCCCCAGTGGCGGAACTGGCAGACGCGCAGCGTTCAGGTCGCTGTATTGGAAACAATGTACAGGTTCGAATCCTGCCTGGGGCATAATTTGGTAAACTAGATGAAGCTTGAATCCTGTTAAACGTTGATTTAACGTCATTCAAGCTTTTTTTGTTTGTACTAAAAAGCACTACTAATTTAAAAAATTTGTCTTTATTTGTCTTTAAGGCATAAATGTATACTTTTGAATATTAGTTATTAAAAAAATCCCCCACGCCGAAACGCAGGGGAAAAGTTGCAGAGTGATCAAGCTCCACAATTAATTAAACTCTATATCAAGTTATAGCACTATTTTGCTGCTTGTGAGGCGGATTCTGACGCCATTTCAGTGTCAGATGATGCAGAACTATTCACTACAGCGACTGTGGACGTTGGTGTTTGCGCTTCGTCAGCAACTTTATTAGCTGCTGCTTCGACTTGGCTTTCCTCGTCACTTTTAACTGTTGGTACTGTCACTGTTTGAACGTCAGTAATAACGCCAAGCATACCAAGGATCGTTAATACGGTATTCACTACTGCGATAATTGCTGACCAATCACCAGTAAACTTAACACCAAACATGGCAAAGACTTGTTGGATTAACACAATTAATAACGAAATAATCCCAGCGATCAATTTACCATTCAAACTACCGTCGACATTCTTGAAGCTAATTTTTTTAATCATATTTTTCCCTCCTAAAGGAACTTTTCTGCGATGTAAATAACTAGCGCGACAAGTACGCCACTAACCAAGAAGCCAATTAGCCAATTTTGAATCTGTGTCACGCGGTCAATTTGATGGCCGGCTTCGATGGACTTGGCTAGGGCTTTGTCAGCTTTGTCGCCAATATCATCAACTTGATTCAATTTTTCTTCGATGTTCTCAACTTTCGTTTTGGTGGCGGTCACGTCCTTTTGAATATCCATTAATAACTTAGTTGTATCATCATATTGTGCCATTACCGCACCACCAATCGCTGGCCGGGATAGATAGTGGTGTAAATCGTCTTGCCGTTCTGACTAGCTAATGCAGTCATGCTCAGGCCGTTGCGTTGTGCGATTGTCCACCAGCTGTCGCCAGACTTAACTGTATAATACGTGTGAGTTGCACCACTCTTTACATATTTCAGCGTATTACTTTTCGGGCCGGTTGCTAGATAGCCATAACCATAAAAACGTGGCTGGCGTACCCAGCGATAGCCACCTTTAATAATGGCTTGGTCTGTCTTGACCGTAGTTCCAGCTGGCAAAATAGCAATCGCATTTGATGACGTTGACACGCCTGCGCGTAGCTTAACCGCCGTCTTGAGTGTGTAAGTCTTAGACTCTTTGACCCACTTGGCCGAGTCGGCTGGCTTGTAAATGTGTTTGTTGGCTTTTCGATTGTTGGCTTTAACCGCGCCTTTATTAGTTGGCTTTACTTTTGATTTCTGACCAGCTGTGTAGTAGTTACTATTTAATTGGCTAACATCGAAGCCACCATAGCTGATACGGAACTTAGCCGTTGATGACCACTGCCATGCGTGGTTACTTGAATACCAGTTCTTGCCGCTAACCACATATGGGTATGCAGCAATCCAACCTGTTTTACTCTTGATGGTCATCTTGTTGTTAGCCCATGATCCTGACGTGTAAATATCGGCCCGATAACCAAACTTCTGAATTTCTTTCATGAACACTTTGTTATTGCGGTCGTTGGTTGCTTTGGATTGGCTATTGGCTTCCTGTGATTCTACATCAGTCGCTAGTACCGCGCCCACCGGTAGTCCTGCCGCTTTAGCCGTTTTACCGGCAAAATCAGCTTCGGCAATCGCTTGGGCCTTAGTGGCATAGCGTGCAAAGTGGTAACCATTGATATACATTCCCGCCGCTTGGACATTGGCAATGTTGCTGGCAGCATACGGATCCTTGTACGTACCGCCTTCACTAATCTTGACCGTAACAGCCTTAACACCAAATTTGTTACGCATGGAAACATACTCTGCCGTTGACATGTAGCCGTTATTGTTTGACACATCGACCATATCCATACGGGCGGCGTTAGCATTTAGCCCTAAAAAAAGAGCCGCCATAGTGGCCGCTCCAGTCAATGCTAGTTTATTATTGAGTTTCAATTGTCTGCCTCCTATTTTAATATGTCTTCTGGTGCTATGGAATACGGTGTAGCTTTGGTACCTTTTTCTAGCTTTAGTCCTGCAATCATCAACGTATTAGTATTATCAGTGGTTCTTTCAATACGAGGCTGTATTACACCATCGGCAAGCACGGTAAAAGTTGCGCTAATTCTTTGCCACGTTTCATTCAAAGAAACTTGAACATTTGATTGACTAAGTAAAACAGTGCTGTTATTGGCAACAAAATAAAAATTAGACTTACCAGTACCACTTTCGTATCTGGCATACACTGAAAAGGTATAAGTCTCACCTTTCTTAGCTTGTACATCTTGTCCTAAACCAAACCAAGAAACGCTTGCTTCCATGACGGTTAGTCCGTTAAATTTTTCTGCGGCTTTATGCCAAACACTGTAGTAACTCCAAATATCAGGATTGTCAAAATCTCTAGTGTCAATATACAAGTTTCTGCCATATAAAATGTGGTTATTTTGATAAACAGCATCAACTGCCTTGCCATCTTTAATCCACGTTCCATGTGTTATATCTGCCATTTAAATCACCCCTGAATCACGTATAAGCCGGTTTTGTCAGTTAGTGCATCATACTGTGCTTGGGTAACGACCTTGATTTTATTTTCAGCTTCAAAAGTTTTCATTTCTGCAATCAAGCCATCAAGTGCAACCGTTGTAATTGTGACACCATTAGCACTTTCGATATTATTAGTAATAGTAAACCCGGTTGACCCATCACTAGGGTAGATTGATGTCCCGGTGCTATCAACCACCCATACTTCAATGGCATAGCTACCAGCTGGTAAACTAGTCATCAAGTCAGCATTAAATTTAACGGTGACTTGACCAGTCGTTGGGTCTGTTAGACTAGCTGGGTCAACTGTGGCCGATTTAAGATAGCCACTAGCATTGCCCAATTTAACAGTAATTGAAGTGGCCTTAGTTAAATCAGTGGCCCCATTATCATTGCCACATACTAGTGTGAAACTGGTAGTCGTATCACCAATTTTAACCGTCCGTGGGGACATATCAGTAAAACTAAGCGTTTTCGCCATCTTCAGGCGCCTCCTTCTCAGCCAACTTGGCATTAAGCTGGTCAATTTGAACTTGAGCCATTGCTAATTGCTGGTCTTTAAGGGCAATCGCTTGGGCATAGTTACTTGTAAGCTTGTTAATTAAAGCCTGTGCATCAATATTCATATATTAAGCCTCCTGTGTGGTAGTTGTCGTGGTTGTGGTAACTGGCTTTAAAGCGGTCAGACTGTCAATCAGTGTGTTCAACACCTTCAATTTAACCCTATCTGCTCCCCCAGCACCTCCAGCAATGGCAGTGTTAAAGTCATCCATGGTAATACTTACTTGTGCGTTAATACCCAGCGTGTTGATTTGAACACTAATTGTCATAATATTGTTCGTGTAATCTGGCTTATAATTCGTGATTAAAATTTTATCCATTTAATTTGGCCTCCAATTTGTTTAGTCTAGCTTCCAATTCCATGTTGTGACCGTTTAGTTGGTCAATTTGCTTCTGTTGTTCCTGTACCGTGGCTAGGGTGGCATTTAAAAGCACACTATCATCCACCCCACTTAGCTTGCCGTTTTCATCACGACTAATAAATACGTCTGGCAATTGCCACTGTTTTGTTACATTAACGTCGTCAACAATGCTAGACAGCCGCAAATGACTGGTATTATCGTCTGTTTTGTACTGATAAGTGGCTAAATCAATTGAGTTAACTAGCTGCGCCCAATAAGCTGTGTCAGCCTTTTTAACGTCCTTCTTGACGCTTAATAGGGACGATTTAACTAAGCTAGTATAGTTAACCGTAGCAGCGAATATATCAACAGAGCTACCATTGGCACGGTTAAAATGAATCGGACCATTGTCAGAACTGGTAATCGTGTGATAGGTATTTATGTTGAAGTTGCCAATATCTAAAGAACGATTAAATTGAATGTTATTAGCACCCGAGCCATCAATACCAAAGCTGGCTGTCTTCATAGTTGGACCATTACCGACATACCAGATATTCTGTGTGCCATTAGGGTTGATATTGCCGTAGGGCGTAATAAATATGCCCTTCGGTGTAACATCATCAGAAGTACCATTAAAGGTGATTTGTTGATTGTCACCATGTAGCGTCAGACCGTCAAGCGGACTTATTAATACATACCCCTCTTGATTGCTGCCAGTAACAGATTGTGTGAATGACATGTCTTTTCCGTTTGTGTATCCTGCGAATAATGCAATTTGATCAGCCTGTAACGTGGTGTCATACGCTTCATAGTGATTATTTGGGTTTGTTGTGTTGATGGCACGATATTTTGTTGTTAATGCCCCGGTTGATAAATCTGTTTGCATAGCGTCAACAGGATTAAACCGCGTCGTATAGATATGACCGTCGCTAGATATTGTTGTCGGATAAAATTTAGACATATTATTGGCGTCATTAATAATATCACCGCCATGAAACGTTGTCCCATTAATAGTTGAACCATTAATAACTGAGCCATCTATTTCGCCAGCACTAATAACATTACCAGTATCTGGCATATAACCGGTTGATTGAGCAGTTTGGGTTAGCATAGGTGAACTAAACGCCACATTCCCCTTACCGTTGTAAGCATAAAGCTGAATGGCAACGTAAACGGCTGTACTTGGCGAGACGATATTATTAATTGTCTTGTATGCCCAGCCTTGTGAATTTGGATTACCATTCCACGTGTTACCAGCAGATCCACTAGCCAATCGGTTACCGTTGACATCAAAGAAGGCCAGTGAAAATTGATAATTCATGGCAGCTTCACTACCATTGTCAATGAACCAAACTGATGCGCTATAAGGCTGACCAGTTAACCCATTTAATGGGTATAGCTTGGACCGTGCAAGTAGTTGCCAAGTGGAAGTACCTGTACTGCCATTAAATCTAATTGAAGGGACGCCATCATGCAAAGTAACATTTGAGAAATATCCCATTGCACCCATCGTCCAACCTGGGATACTAGAGTTGCTACCACCAACTCCACCTAGCAATGATGCGTTATAAGCAAGGTTAGTGACACCTCGTACGGTTAAATTGCTTGCCACGACAGCACCATTTGAATCGGTTGTGAATGAGCCATTAGGCGTGCTAAACGTTTTAGCAACAATGTTGACACCTTTAAGGGTACCAGTGGTAATATCACCTAAATCGCCACTTACAGCTGATAGCTTGTTAACATTTAACCGGTCAGTGTTTAGCTTTCCCGTTGTGATGTTTGATGCGTTGATATTCTTACCAGTAATCGTATTAAAGTCAATTGTACCAGCCGTTAATTTATTGGCGCTAACATTACCAACTTGGGCATCAGTGATAGCCGCATTGGCTATCTGTGCAGTACCTACAGCAAGATGACCAATCTTAGCATTAGTGATTGCCCCATCACCTATTTGGGCGGTGCCCACAGCTAGTTTAGCAATCTTAGCGCTATTGACAGCCTCATCTTTAATCTGTGCTGTACCTACAGCTAATGAACCAATTTGAGCTTCTGTGATAGCGCCATTGGCTATCTGTGCTGTTCCTACAGCTAGTTTGCCTATCTTGGCGTTAGTGATTGCCCCATCACCTATTTGGGCGGTGCCCACAGCTAGTTTAGCAATCTTAGCGCTATTGACAGCCTCATCTTTAATCTGGGCATTAGTAATTGCACCATCACCTATCTGTGCTGTACCCACAGCTAAGTTAGCAATCTGTGCACTACCTACCGCTTCCTTACCTATTTGAGCAGTACCTACAGCTTCACTACCAATCTGAGCACTAGTAATTGCGCCATTGGCTATCTGTGCTGTTCCTACAGCTAGTTTGCCAATCTTGGCATTAGTAATTGCACCGTCACCGATTTGTGCTGTACCTACGGCTAGATTAGCAATCTGCGCACTACCTACTGCTTCACTACCTATTTGAGCATTTGTAATTGCACCATTGGCTATTTCAGCCGTACCAATAACCCCTTTATCAATGACTGTCTCTGTTGTGATGTGGACTACCGATCCATCCTTAACGCCTTTACTCAACGTCTGATAATCAGCACTTGCTTTGTTGGCACTAACTGTTGCTGTACTACCAGCTAGTATTGCGCTAGATGCTGCCTGACTAGCATTGTTAGCAACAACAGTTGCGTTATCACCAGCACTTTTAGCTTGACTAGCAGTTGCAATTGCTTTGTTAGCATTTGATTCTGCTGTACTACCAGCTAATATGGCATCTGAGGCTGCTTGACTAGCCCTATTGCCAGTTACCGTTGCTTGTGAGGCTACTATGACAGCGCTAGAAGCCGCTTGGCTAGCGCTGTTGGCAACATTAGTCGCATTATTACCAGCAATTTGAGCTTGGCTAGCAGCTGTAAGTGCCTTGTTGGCATTTACTGTTGCTGTACTACCAGCTAGTATTGCGCTAGATGCTGCCTGACTAGCATTGCTAGCAACACTAGTGGCATTATTGCCAGCACTTTTAGCTTCGTTAGCTGCCACAACCGCCTGTGATGCAACCTTACTAGCATTATTACCCGTTGTAGCTGCCTGTGAAGCTACTATAACAGCACTAGAAGCCGCTTGACTAGCTACTGATACGCTAGACTGCATGTTATTAATGTCAGCGTTATAGCTGTTGCTTAATGTGGTCTGTATATTGCTTAAAGCTGTATTATAAGCGTCTGTGAGGCTCTTATAAGTTTTTCGGTCAACGTCACTAGACTTAGTAGTATTTGTTAAGATTGCCGCCATAAAGGTGTTCAGGTTAGTATAGGCCGTGGTTAAAGCAGTCGTACTGATATTGGCATCTTTAGCCCGCTTTAAAATCACATTGTACTGGCTAGTTAATCCGGCATATTGTGAGGCCTGTGTCTGCTTTTCAATGACACTCATTAAATTGGGGTCATTTAAATTGGTGACCCCACCAGCGGCATTATCAGCTGTGTTTTGAGCCTTGATAATTTTCATACCATCATCGGTTAGAATGACCTGTGTTGCATTAGATTCAGCCATTTTATTCACCTCCTTTCTTAGTCATTGGCAAACGTTCTTTAATCGGTATTGTAAAGACACGTTCTATAGAACCACAATTGAAAGTAACCAATAGCTGCGGCTGGTTAGTCTGACTATAGATAATGTTGCATGTTTCAGGTTCGATAACATCATCGGTTAACCCTAAATTCATATCCAGTAAATAGTTAGAGGAAAACTCTTGCCCACCATGAACAACATTAACTGCGTATATCATACGGGGGTCTTTCATGTTGTAATTACCCGAGTGAAAGTAAACATATGGAAAGTCAATGCCTTGCGATTGGTAGGTTTGTTGGTTCTCGTCAAACCCATAGTTGGAAACGTCAAAACTATATAGCACATCATAATTGCCTTGTTTAACATCATCGAGTTTTAGCACATCATGTTTACCATTCACGTAGCCACACAGTACGTATCCATGTTTGAAATCAACGCTGACTCTTATATAACGATCGACAGTGCAAAAACGCATAATGCGATTATCATCATTGCCTAGGGTCGTATTAGCAAGGTAGGGTATGCGACTAACTGCATATTCGTTAACATTTAAATTAGGCTTAGTTGCGGACCAAATGTAAATAGCCCCATCTACTTCTTCAATTGAGAAGCTCGAACCATGCCCGCCGTGCGAAACGATCATCTTGCTAATCGGCTTAAAATTAGTGTCATGTAAGACAAACATGGTATCTCCGGTTGTACTTTGATTAATCGCCCGGCTAGTTATATACTGACCATTACTCAAAGGACACATATATTGTGCCGCCTCAGTTATTCCTAGTGTACTGTCGTTTTGGCTAAAACTACCCAAATTACGAATAGCACTAGTTTGTAACTTAATCTCTGGTTCATCTTGAATGTAATTGGTCTCAATAGCCCCGTGCAGTGTGCCAACGTCACTATAGGGTGCCTGTACTAAATAGCCAGTTTGATTGAAATTAGTATCAAGGGTGCCGTCAGTATTATAACGGCGCCAAATAAATCCCTTGTTATCAATGTAAGCTGAAATATTAGTATTGCCTTCCCAAGCCTGCAAGATTAGTCGCTTAGTCTGGGTAGTATCAGTGAAGTTGTTGCCGTCAGGAGTTAAAGCAACTGGTTTAACCGAGCTAGCATCCTCCTTTGCCTTTTCAATGGCGCTATTAATAGCACTTTGATAACCTTGCATCCAGGCTGGCGTCGCAACTGGTACCGTGACGTATTCGCCAAATCCAACGGTATTACCATACGGATTAGCAAAACTAATTGTCCGTTGAATGACTCGGCCACTGGCATCTAATGCCGGCTTGATTAACTCATCTTTGAACCTAATCGTGGCACCTAATGGCGGGTTAAATTTAGACGTTACATTAACCTCATAATACGTCCGCGGGTGATTATATAATTGCAGCATTTCCTCAGCCCATGCTTTAAGACCAGCTGGGTCTTCAATTGAGTTAGCTGTAACAACTCCCTCATAGTACAATCCGGATTGCCAGTCAGGGTTATATGTTCGGTTGGCTTCATCATCAACAATGTAGTTCTTACCATCATTAACTAGCCCAATTGTGTTGCCGTTAGCACCATAAGGTATAAGCTTAGTGATTGGGTTTGACACCGTTGTCCGCTTTAGGCTAGTCATATTCTTACCAAATACTGCCTCGTTGTAGATCACATTAGCATTAAGCTGGTCAGTAATGACACATACCTTTTTCGTGATGTTACCTTGTGAGTCAATCTCAACATAAGGATCGATTTCAACGTTATAGGTCTGAATTAGTGTCTGTACTAGCGTACTAGCCTTAGTCTTTCCGTCAATGGCAATTGATGGTGTCATTACATTAGTGGTCTGATAGTCTAACGTCCAGCCAGTTGCATTAAAACACTGGTTAAAAGCCGTCTGAATTGAACTATCACTAGCCGTAATTGCCACTGGGTAATGATGAGCTAGTGTGTATAAGCACAGATTAGTAAAGTTAGCAGTTGTGACATGTTTAGTAGCTGCTGTATTGCTTTCCTCAACACTGTAAATGTGCATAACATACCAGTGCCCAGACAAGGAATCATAATAAGCGAGGTTATTGCCAGCGACTACTTTATCTGAATCCGGTTGGCCTTGAAGCACGTCTAACGAACCTTGATGGTCGAACTTTTTAGATTGGGCGTTTAGATTAATCGTGCCGTTAAAATTATCTTGAGTTCCCACATTAGCATCATCGTCATAACTTGTGCTGGTCGTATCGGCATCGGCTAGTTGAATTTTGACGCTATCATTGGAAAACTTAGTAGCTCCATCAACCGTAAGTGTTCCAATGCGTTTTAAATTCTGATTTAGGATTAAATACTGGTTATTTAATGCCATTTGTTAGCCTCCTTGTTTTATTTATGTAAAAAGGCCACCCAATTGAGGGAAGCCTTTAAAGTGTTGTTATAGTATCCTAGGTAGATATTTCAGTGTAATTTGAGCGTCATCTAGGTCACCAATCATCGACAAGCCATTAACGCCCGGTTTCAGCTTAGGGAAGTCGGTTGACCAAACTGGTGAAACTAGCTTGCCGTTTACAGTAACCGTGTCTGACTCACAATCCATCACAATTTCTTCACCAGCTCCAGCAATATAAGTTGGTTTTGTTGTGTCAACTTTATTAACTTGCCATATTTGAAGGTCGGTCATTGACATAAAGGGGTTACGATAGGCAATTTTATACTTATCTTCTGTAATTGGGTGCTTTAGGAAGACAGATCCAATCCCACCTAAGGGTGTCTGATACTTATTTTGAGTATCAACATAGGTTCCGTGTACTAACATGTGAATATTAGGATCAAGGAACGGTTGTCCTGTTTGGGTAGAATACTGGGTGATACTCCAAGTAAATACTTGTCCTCGTTTGGTGATATCCAATATTAGCCAAGCACCTGCCAGCGCGGAATCCTCCTCTTTATTGACCACGGTTGTATAGGTGTCAACGGTTTCTTTAACAGTGTTCTTAGTTACTTTACCTCTTCTGGAACGCCCGTATTTAGTGACAGTTTTGGTTGTCGTTCCAGTTTTGATTTGAATTTTCTGGTCGGGCTTGTTCGTAAAAGAACCCGCTGGTCCTGAACCATAATACAAATCAGTATATCTGTCACCATATTCTAATGTTGAGCCGGGTTCACATATTTGAAGTCTAGCCATGGGCTTAGCACCATAGGCCATGTCACGCATGCCAAAGCGTCCAATAGTGTTACCGCTAGGGTCTAATAGTAAGACTTCAACACGTCCCATCGCACGGCTGTTATGAGTACCGCTATACTTAAATTGATGGATACCAGTTCGCACTCGCCAGTCAGTCAGTGAGTTTGTCATACCAGTATACCGATAAGCTGGCCCATACCAGCGGTCTTCACCGGTTGTGGGGATTGTGCCAAAGTCATATCCAGCGCTAGTTACAGCTGGCCGCATTACATTAGTTGAAGTCTTAATTTCACTGTGGCCTTGATACGTGTACGTTTCACCAGTCTTCATATTACTAATTGCGTTGGCATCATTTGTCCACATTGCCATAGTTCCTAGTGGGTCATTAACAACTTTAGTATAAGGTTGAACCGCAGTGGCTTGGTCTTCCGGTGACTCAGGACCTAAACCAAACTGACCACCATTTAAATTGAAACCAATGTATTTTAAATCTCGTTTAGGGATGACCTGAATAACTGGCTCTGTTCGTGCAGTGCCATCAACAGTGATTGTATTTAAACCATTCTTTAATGGTGTTTCAACCTGTGGCAAGGTTGCCCGGGGATCGGATTGCACAAAGGTAATGGTTAGTGTAGCGTCCCACGCCCCCTGGTTAATGAACTGTGGATCGCTAATCGCAGTAATATGCCCCCAGTAAGTCACTTTGGGTTCAAAGCCAAAGACTAGTGGGTACTCTTTACCATTATCACTTGGATCATCACTTAGCAATAAGCCGCTCAAATTATGCATAATCTGATTGTATTTGTCCTGACTGCCACGAGCGATAATAGTTATTGGAATACTGATTGTCCGACTAGTATAGTCCATACCATTAAATTGATTACCATACATGGCGGGAATATCGGTTGCTTGCTCGGCCATGGCTGGTGCACTTGGCAGTGTTACTGCTCCCATAATGGCTTGCAAATCATTGCGGCTATTTAAGCCAGCATATTCAAAATCATTTTTATTCAAAACAGACAATTATATCGCCATCCTTGTTTAATTTTAACTATGTAAAAAAGAGCCTTCTAAGGCTCTTCAATATATTAATACTAATACCCCATCATTTGACTATATTGTGATGTCTTCTTGGTATTTGACTTGACAGCATTAACTACGTCAGAGTTGGCAACAACTGCTTTAACATCTCCTTGGCCAGTGACCAAAGCATCTAGTAAAGCTATAACCTGCCGTTTGAATGCTTCGTTGTAATCAATCTGGTCGTTACCGGTATTCATCACATTAGTACCATCTTGAGCTCCGAACTTAGCCATTATCTGTTGCATAATTTGGTAAGCCCGTGAACGCTTAGATAAGTCCATCGGAACTATGGCTTCTGGCAAGTTGCCTTCAAACAATTTGTAAACGCCCGCTTTGTTTCCGAAACCACCATTCTCAAATCCTTTAATATAGCGATAAACAGCTGACGCCTGACTTTCACGAAGCCCACCGGTGCCGTTCATAGCACCGCCTGATTCCCACGTTGCAAAGAATTTATATGCGGCTTCTGTTGGATTGGTCATACGTAGAACAGATTTTAACAAACTACTCTCACCGGGCTCGTTAAGAGCGTAATTAATTTGGCCAGCAGCTGAGTCCCATGCATATCCATGTTTTCTAAGCCAGCTTCTTAATGCTGTTTCACGAGTGAACGTCCATTGCCCCAACCCAGTACCATGATCAAGTGGATCAATGGCAGTAGGGGTCAAGTTTGATTCGATAACCCAATTTCCTAGAACACCGGCAATACCACCGTTATTTGAAGCGGGATAGCCATGTTTAAATGCTCTAGCCAATTCTCGTGCACGGGAAGCAACACTACCGGACAGCTTAATGTTGCCAACTCCTCCACCGAAGTTGTCAGCTAAATCAGAAATAGCTTTTGCAAATCCCTTTAAAGCTCGGTCAACTAGTCCTTTGCCTAAATCATGACCGATTGAACCGACTCCTGGAGTTTTGGTTGGATCAAATGTCTTTAAAGCCATTGACTTTAAAGTTTTCAATGGGTGAGTTATCTTAGACAATGCATCCATTGCTTTATCACTAACGCTGTCGAAGATAGAAGTAGCACCGCTCTTAATTTTCTTTAAAAACGACGCGATATCAATGGTGCCTTTAGCATAGCCAGGAAGCGTATGTCCTAGGCCACCGTTAAAAAGCTTAGCAGTATCACCAGCATTAAGAATCTGATCACCAGGTTTAACATTAACCACTTCAGCACCATTCATACCTAGAAATGACACTTTCCCATTGTCTCTATCAATTTTAGCCTCGACACCGCCTTCACCAACTAAAGCTCTAGCAGTGCCAACAATACCGCCGGAAGCATGGGCTTCTATGCTTACTGGATTATATCCAGATTGATAAGCGCCAACATTGATTGGCTTAATACCAAATCCTTTAACTAGATTACTAAAGAAACTAGTAATGTTTTTCCAAATACTATGAATACCGGAACCTTGCTTATCGGCAGCTTTCATGGAACCATTGGCTTGCTTCACAGCATGCCCCAAAACACCTTTTGACTGTGAATTGGCCTGATCAACTACCGAACTGTTTTGATCCTTAGCATGTTTAACAACTTGTGATCTTTGCTTATCTGCGTCATCAGTAGTGTGCTTGTACTGACGATCCGCATGTTGTTCAGTTTTGTTTTCCTGCTCTAAAGCGTTGTCAATTGACTTTTGTTTTTGGTCCTTAGCTTTACTAATAATAGCTGCACGTTGCTTCTCGGCATACTTAGAATTACCAGAATATTGATTTTTAGCAGCATCAACTGTTTTACTATACTGGTGCTTTGCTTGACTGATTGCCTCGCTAGCTTGTCTTTCAGCTGCTTTTATAACCTTATTGTGTTGCTTTTCAGCCGCAGAAACACGATCTTTGTATTCTTTGTCTGCCAGTGAGACTGTCTTTTTGTACTCTTTATTCGACTGTGAAATAGCATCATTTGCTTGTTCACGAGTGATTTTTCCCTTGCTCTTGGCAAGATTTCTCAAAATATCATTCTGCTTATTAGCAGCTGACTTTATCTTTCCCGTTAAAGTTGTGTGTAAACGGGCTTCTTGTGCAGTAGTTTCCGTTGCACTTTTAATCCGGAGCTTATCAAGAGCAGCTGACTTTTTGTTTTCTTCAGCCTTAATAGCTGCTTTCTTTTTAGACTTGTCTTTCTGAACAATAATCGAGTTGGCACCAAACCGTCGTTCGTCAGATGCTATTTTAGCATCCCAGCTAGAACTAGTTTTTCTCTCGCTAGCATTCCATTTACTAATAATACTTGCTTTTTGCTGCGCATAATACTTCGCAATAGCATTGCGATCAGAAGCTGACATTTTTTCAAAACGATTTGTCTCACTATCATTCTTTTTAATTGAAGCTAATTGCTTTTTATACTCCGCATCAGTTAGCATACCCGCTTTATGAAGTGTGTTCACATCATTTAAATCTTGCTTCTGCTTTTTAGAATAATAGGAACTATACGCCTTACCTAGATCACTCAGTGAGTGCTTAGTGGACTCTGTCTTAATCTTGGGAGCTTCAATGGTCTTCCCTTTTAGCGCATCACTAATTCTTTTAACAATCGTATTTGCGGTTTTAGTACCACCAACACCATCACCAATGCTTGCTCCTAACATTGCTCCCGCAGCTGTTCCTGCTCCTGGGATAACACTTCCAAGGGCTGCACCAATGCCGCCCCCGATAAGTGTTCCAGCTGTTTTACCAGTTGCTTTATATTTATCAGACGCCTTACCGGAGCTAACTGCTTTCGCAATACTACTACCAGCGTCCCAAGCAGTCATGGCTAATCCAGCACCATTGATAATCCTTGTACCAATTGTTCCTCCTAGCAATGACCATTTACTGCTTTTAGCAATTTTTTCAGTGTTTTCCGCTTCAACTGATATAGAGCTTAAATCAGCGCCTATATTCCCAGCCTTTCTGCCTTTAACTCTCCGATAACCAGTTCCAATATTTTCTTCACTGGCCATACTTAGTTCATCATTAGTTTTAAGAACCGCGTTTTGTTCTTCTAAAGCTTTAGTTTCTTGTTTAATACCTAGAACTTTTTCAGCCCAGCTAACAGTATCACTGATTTTTTTAAAAGTTGACAGAACTGAACTAGTCTCTTTGACGGCTTTACTTGTTAACCACCATGCTGCGCCAAATTTTGCAATGGTTTCTGTGTGCCCACCAACCATACTGAGTAATGGCTTTAAAAGTGCATTGGTTATTTTAAGCGATTCAATTAGCGTTTCAAAGCCCAGGCCACCCAAGTTTTTGACAGTTTTGAAGAAATTAACAATTTCCGGAGCATTTTTGGCAATAGAGTCAGAAGCTTTGGTGACACCCTTGGCCAAGTTATCCATTGCATCATTCATTGCTTTTGGTGCTGACTTGACATCAAAGGCTTTAGCAAAAGCTTTAGTAATCGTGCTAATGCCCTTTTCTGCCGCCACACCGACCTTACTAAATTCCTTGTCAGTCCGTTTATCAGATACCCATTTTGAAACTGCGCCATAGATTGGATTTTGAGCGGTTAAAATCGGCTTTTCAATGTCACCGATTAAGGCTGGAACACGTGCCTTGATCGTTCGTTCCATACCAACCATCGTATGTAACATGTTGTCGGCGGCTTTATCGTATTTTCCGGATCCAAGTTGATTAAACGTATTTTCAATATCTTTAGCAGATATTTTTCCTTCTTTAGCCATCTCACTCAAATCAGCAACTGTTACCTTACTACTTTTGTGAGTCTTTTGGGCGTTTGTCTCTTGTTGAGCAGCATATTGCGAGTTAACCTTAATAGCTTGCTTAATTTCTGCATTAGTCACTTTGTGCCCACTTGCAATTTGCTTGCTAAAAACTGTAAATTGCTGGGCACTGACAATACCTTTTTGACGATATGTTTCTAGGTCAGATAAACTATTATTTGTTCCATAATGCATTCCTTCAAACATCAAGGTCATTTTTTTGTTATAAGCACTTACGGCTTTAGCAGCACCTTTACCTGTTGAAGCAGCCGTATCACCCGTCTTTTTTAATCCAGATTCATACTTGGCTAATTGTTCACGGAACATCGGGAAATACTGGCTAATTTGGTTTAACATACCAGCATTTGCTTTTCCCCGTGACAGACCGTTAACCATGTCTTGTGTAACTGCTTGTATCTGCTGTTTATCTAATCCAACCGCATCCGACATGTTTAGCATGGATTTGGTTAGTTCATCTGATTCTTTTTTATTGGAATGTAAGTGATAAAAGCCTTGCTCTAATTCATTTACAACATCTACGGCTTGACCGGTCTTAACAGATAAGTCATTGATCGTTTTAACCATTGCGTTAGATTTACCAACCGTACCAGTTAAAGTCAACCAGGTGGCCGTCATCTTTTGCTGCTCTTTTTCATATTCCATACCAGCGCTAATAGCTTCGTGAATATGTGAAGTAATTGATTGAAAAGCGCTCGTAATACCATTGGCAACTAAATGAGCACCCAGAATTTTGCCAAATAAATGATTGGCCTTATCTGCGTGCTCGTTTACTCTATTTAGCTGGCTAATGACTGACGTTAATCCTGACTGTGGCTTTTTGCTTAATTGCTCATCAAGCTCTTTCATCTTAGTCCGAGTTTGGGCAATTTTAGTGCCTAATTCGTTCACTCGAATAGATTGTTGCTTATATGCATTTGAGCTTTCGCCACTGACCGATTTAATTCTATTGAGCTCTTCGTTTTCTGCTTTTAATTGTTTATTAAGGTTATCATAGGCCTCTCGCAAGCCATTAGATTTAGCCTTATTTGCTTCCAACTCATTTCCTTCGGCCTTAAATCTCGATACTAAAGCAGCCATAGACCCTTCAATTAATTTGCTCTGCCCACGCAAGTTTTCCATATTTTTTAAGTGGGCTTGCTCTGGTGAATTTAGACTATTCAGTTCTGACTTGGATTTTGCTAACTCAGCAGTGAGTTCACTAACTCTGATCTTTTGTTGTTGATATGATTCAGCAGTTACCTTGGAGTCTTCTGACATTTTTATCAGCTGATGTGATTCAGATTCATAAAGAGCCTTGAGACTTTTTATTTTATCTTTAAGGCTATCTTTTTGACTTGCGAGTGCTTCGTCTTCTTTACCTTCAGCCTTTAATTTGGCAATATAATTAGCACTTATTTTATTTTGTGCTTCCATGGCGTCCTTTAATTGTAAGACACCACTTTTTTGCAGATCAAGTGACTTCTGTGCTCGTTCTTGTTGCCCTTCTAAACTGGCGATTGAGCGCTTGGCAGCGTTAATCTGATTTTCATATTTAACATAAGCTTCTCGGCCTTTTTGAGTGGTTTGGTCTAATCCGTTTTGCTCGCTTTTGAGACGCTCAATTACTAATCGTTGTGCTTCAATAGCTCGACCAGCATCTTTGACTTTACCCGCATAGGCCGCCATAACACCTTCACCTGAACGAATTTCAGCAAAGTTAGCTTGCATACCAGATTTTAGTAATTTTGCTTCATTCTTTATTTCTCGCAACGTGCGAGTCATGCCACCATCGTCCATGTTAATTGCGAATTCGTAGCCTTGAATTTTATCTGTTGCCATACTTTGCCTCCTTTACAACGCACCAATTTGACGTGCTAATTCGAGCGGATCTTGAACACGGTCTTTACGTGACTTGGCATTCAATGCTGTTTGCATTTCACTAAATGAGCTTTGATAAAAGTCACTAGGCAATATGCCTTGTGAAATCAATTGATTAGCGATGTAATCAATATCCTGAATAAAATTATCAAGTTGCCAAATCATTCTGGCTTTGGCAATTTTGGGTCTTCTTCCTCTTCCTGATCGTTGCTGTTGCCTACAGATGGTAATTCTACTCCCAAGAATTGTTTTAAACAGTCATTAAAGAAGTCGTATTCGTCGCTAACCGAAAATTCCATGGACATGACACGTTTCTTTTGCGAAGCATTTAGTTCCAATAAATCACAGGTCGTTTCAGCCACAACCTTTGCAAGCTTAGGTGTTAATTCGACTACACCTGTAATGCTGTCCTCAGTTTCTTCAGTAGTCTTGATGAACTTCTTATATGCTTCGGCCATTTTTTCGACATTTTGACCACTATCAATCAACGTATACTGCGTGCCCGTCCCAATTTTATTGCCATCAAATTTAACTGATTTTGCCATTATTTATATGCCCCTTTGTGTATTGTTTATTAGCATTTATTTTGAACCTGTGCTTAGAATGCGCTTCTCAGCATGTTTAAAAGCCGCCCCTAGCGGTATTGTTAATTTATTTTAGGCGACCATGATTATCAGTTATTACTGGTTAGCACAGATTAGTCACTTTCAGTTTTACTAGTCTGTGAGCCTGTGTCAGTTGTAGCTTTATTTCCCACTGGTGCTGCTACTCGCGTTTGTATAAAACGTTTGTCCAGGAAATACAGCGTCAAACATCGCTTGCTTATCAAATTTAGGATCAGACTCAGCATATACCTTGTATGGTTGGCCGCTGAATTTATCATAGTTCAAGGCGGTAAATGTTAAATTATCATCTTCGCGAGTTTCAGCCGTATCCGTGTTTGTTTGAATGTTATGACCAGTTTCGTTAAAGATTCCACGGCCAAAACAGAAATAAACAGCAGTACGTGTCGCTGGTGAACGTGACTCAATAATAAGGCCAGCTTCAACGGGTGTGGCAGAGTCAACGTAACCGCCTTTACCATCTGATACCCGGCCTAATAATTTTTGTTTGACGATGAAATTAATTTCATTTGCGTCGATTGCTACTGACGGTGCCGAAGGTGGATTAGAAACGTCCACAACTTCATTGTTGCCAGTAATCTTAGATACCGTCCCAGATAGTCCGGTAATGTTAGCAGTCTTAGTACCCAAGTTACCGTTTGCTTTGCTAGTATCAATGGGGTATACCCCAGTGGCCGCCAGCCCCTTATCTGCATCAATAACCGTTGACCCGTCACCGGCTTTAATACCGGTGTATAACATGTTTAAACCTAATGTTGCCATTTAAATGGCCTCCTTTATATAATTAAATTTCAAAGTGTTTGTGATACTTTCTGAATCTGGTGTTAATGTCTGGCCGTAATCGCTATAACAACGAATATCATTGGTCAATAGCACTTGTTTTAACCCAGATTCGATGGCATCCATATCGCCCAAGTAATCTTTAGGATAATAGAGCTGTATCTGAACTTGCTTCGTTGATTGGAATGGAATCCCATTGCCATAATCTTGACTACGTTCAGGTAACCCGCTTATTACTACAATAGGCTCGTCAGTTGAAGTATCGTTAATTGGAATAAAAAAGCTATGGATATGCTCCACAGCTAGTTCTGGTATTTCATCAATATTTGCAACAATTATGCCTTTAATAAAAGCTACTGGCGTCAATTGACCACCTTCTTGTCCATAGCAGTCTTTATTTGTTCAACAACTGCCTTGCCAACTTGGCCTTTTGCTTCACGCTGAGTAGTCTCCCAAAAGTGTTTCCCGGAAACATGGCTATGTTTGGAACCATTACGGTCAACGACGTCCCAGCCATCATTTTGAAAACGTGCAATGTACCCTTTTTCACCTTTGGCTGTAAAACCAACGTTAACCGAGCCATTAGGATGATCTACAGCAATTAATGAATCACGTAGATGCGCTTTTTCAGCATGACCATGTGACTTGCGTAGTTTTCCCACCGGAATCTTAGGCTTCATAATTTTAATGAACTGATCTGCTCCAGCTGCATTAGCTTTAAGCTTCTCTTCACGTCCAAAGCCTTCCGCCATAGTATCTAAAATATGTTCAAATGAGTCTGCATGTTTAATCTCATTCGCCACGCCCGATCACCACCTTATGACAAGTTATGAGGTCAAAGCCATCCGGTGGTAAACCATCATCGTAGGCCACATCATCAATCTGGTAAACATCCTGATGATTGCGTCGTAATTGCATGCCGGTAGTTATTTTTAGATTATGACGCACAAAGTAAACGGCATTCTGTTGCGAGGTGTCACCATTTAACGCTAACCTTTGCTGAAACGACAATGACCATTCGCCGGCGTACAAACTGAATTGAGGGACAAAATCAGTAATAGGATTACCCGTATTAGGGTTAACTTTTCCAGTAGCTGCCTGAGTTCCAAACTCCAATCTAAAATTCATTCGTGTAGGATTAATTGCTTTCGTCATTTGTCCCCGCCTCATATTGCTTTTGACTGTACAACCCTCTGAGTTGACCAATGATTGAGTCCACGACCAGATCAACTGGATTAACAGCGATGGCTGTAATCGATGTTCGATAAGTCCAATATGAACCAGCTAAGGCGTAAACAGCCGTTTCAAACAAATCATTCACGCCTTCCATTTCATAGAACCCCGTAACACCATTTTCATCACCAATGGCCTGTTTAATGTAGCTAGTGGCTGCAGACAAGTAACCTGTTAGCAGCTCATCGTCATCATTCCCATCAATTCGCAAAGACGATTTCAATGTTTTTAAATCGGCTGCCACTTTAATCACATCCTTGCTTAGCCGCCCAGATTGTCACTGTACTGTTTATTTATTGGCGACATAGTTGGCTAATTACTTCCCGTCAGTCGTTGTAGCAGCGCTCGCCGCAAAGTTGGCCGTTTGGTCAGCGATTTTACTGAACGAGCCTGCAACAAAGGCTTCCGTATCAGTAGCTTCAACATCAAAACGATCAATCACACGAATCTTAGTTTGATCCTTTTCAAAGGCGCCACCGCCAATATTGGTAGTCAATAAGGAAGTGCTTTCTCGGTCGAATAAAGTAACCGCTTGTGACAAATCACCATAGTAAAGCGGGTAAGCCGGTGCTGACGTAGTCCCAACATTAGGCAACCATTTGTCAGCTACCTCAACAATTCGCTTGCCATGGATTAAATACTGATCAGGTTGTGTTGGATCGGGTTGCAATAAGTAACGTCCCATAGCGTCCTTAACCTCGGAAAGCACATTTAAACCTGAGGTATTTGTCATTAAGAACGACGTAGACTTGATGGCAGGATCAACAGCAGTATTAATCATCGTAATAATGTCATCGAACTTGGACAAGTTAGGTTTCTTAGGTGCGTTGTTCATCGCCGCAATAATTTTAGCGTTGCGAGTAACAACAACCTTCTTAGCAATCCATTGAGACAACCAAGCCAAAATGTTGTCAGCAGTATCCTTTAGCAATGAATTAGTGGCAGTGGTAATACCAGCATACCGATGGATCGTATATTTGATAATGGATAACTTAGGATCATCATTATCACCAATGGTAGCCGTTTCATCATCTAAATCAGCCAACGGAATAACGTCAGTCCACTTTTCGTAAACCCGTGAACCAGTTTGAGTTGTAACAGATTCTCGACTAACATACTGCTGTAATGAATCGTATTGGCGAACCAGCGTATTAATTGCCGTTTGAATATCTTGAGGGATAGTTAATCCGATTGCATTGCCACCTTCGTCGGTAGAAGAAGTTACCAAGTTCATAACTTTCGGGTCGCCTTTAATCATACCTTGGAAGTTATGAACGAACTCAGCTTTGATGTCTTTTTCGTTATCATCAAGTGGGGTCTTATTCTTGTCATCCATATTGGCAATCTCTTGAGCCTTACGTTCTTCTTCTAATTGTTCATGTAAAGCATCACGCCGGGCAACCGCATTGTCGCGATCTTGTTTCATTGCTTTAAATTTTTCTTGATCAAAGCTGTCGTCAAGGACAGCTGCGTTTAACTTGTCGTTCAAGTCTGACACCTTTTGCCCTTGGGCAATCCAAGCATCATTAATCGTGTTAATATTAGCCATTAGTTGGCCTCCTTTTGATTTTTTCCAAATAAAATAGCCAATTTGCTGTTTCGTAATTCAGCAGATTGACTATTAGTAGTATTTTCTTCTTTAGACGGCTTAGTTTTATCCTTATCTACCTTGTAAATTAGATTCATCAGCTTGTTAACTGCAGATTTAGGTGGAATATGTGAGATAGCATTCACTGGTTGTAATTGTTGATCATTAGCAAACATAATTTCGTCAGCAAAACCTTTATCGACGGCATCACTAGCGGTTAACCATGTTTCGTTTGCCATTAATTGTAGCAAGTCAGCTTGATCCATGCCGGTTTTAGCCTCATAAGCGCTGGCAATCGATTGATCAATACCATTTAAAATACTGGCTTCATGCTCCAAATCGTCAGCATTACCAGCTGGTTGTGACCAAGCTTTATGGATCATAATCTGAGCAGTTGGTGAAATGTTGATGTGATCGCCAGCCATAGCAACCACACTGGCCGCACTAGCGGCTAAGCCTTGAATATTAACTGTTACATCGCCAGCATAATTTTTTAGCATAGTGTAAATCTCACTAGCCGCAAAAACATCGCCACCATTGGAAGCAATATCAACTTCAAGCGCTTCATCATCACCGTCGTCATCGTCATCGTCACTGTCATCATTTAAAATGTCAGCAACACCCGAAGGCGATACTGCTGGCATTCCAAAGAACTGATAGAAACCGGCTGTTTGATCATCAACGATATCGCCTTTAATCATTACTTTCTTTGTCATCATTATCACCTCCTTTTCCCGATTGAATCACAGCTTGTTGTGTCGTTGGGTTCTTAGCTTCAGGCATTTCATCCGGAAAATAACCAGTCTGCTGTAGTAACCAAGTTGCTTGATTATTAGCAATTGTGCCGTCCTTAGCCAGTCCCGATAGGGTAGCTGCAAATGAGTCTCCCAATGGGTCTACAGCAGTCCGGATATTGGCCGTAATCTTAGCATTAAGCTTATTATCCAGCTCAGATAAAATCGCCTGTAAATAGCGATTAAGGGCATTGGTGTACATGCCTTTAATTTGGTCAATATTACTTTGCTGGTCGCCTTTGCCGTTTAAATAGCTATCAGGAATGCCGAAGACTTTAGCGATTTGCTTACTCGTCCAATCTGTTTGGCTTAACAGCTTAGTAACATCGGCTTTCATTTCTAGTGGCTTGTAATCTTCAAGTTGATCAATAACTACCGGGCCGCCGTTTGAACTGTTCACCTGTTTCATGAAGTTACGTGAGCGGCTGGCCTTCATCTTCTCACTTAGCAACCCACCGTGCTGAATAGATAGAACGCCAGGAGCACTAATTGAACGTGCCAATGCAGCCAACGTTAAACTGTTAGACGAACTCTTGACTTGTAACTCATTCGATAATGCTTTTAACGGACTATTACCAGTCATACCGCCATCGGTACTAGCCCATCGAATATGAATCATGTCAGACTGTGGTACATATTGAAGAACGCCCAAATTGGGTTCGTCAAAAGTAACCGTGTAGGTTAAGCCACTGCCATCATCTAATAAGTAGGTTTGCACTTGGCTAGGTCGCAAATATTCCCAGCGCAGATCTAAACCATTAGGATTACGCCAACGATATGCAAAGCATTCACCACCCAATAACAATTGTGAATACATCGACTGCCAAAACGTGTGGCCGTTAGCTGTCGTGCTAGGATTGTTTAGAATTCCTTGTGCTCGTGGCATATTAGCCATTAATTGGACCGTGGCTAAGTCTCCAGATATTTGGTTAACTGCTGAATAAATGTCCGAATTTTCTAAAGCGTCTTTGGCACTAACATACTCATTATCGCCAGTTGGTGACAAAAAATTAACGATATTATCGTCATCTACTGGCACGCTTTGAATACTAACTGAATTTTTTATTGCCGTTGGTGGTTCAAAAAAGGGCATTATTAATCACCTCCTTTTTGGCTGGCTACTACGACTTCCGAAAGCCAGCCAACTAAAAATAAAGCTACAGCAATTGCTAAAACGCCCTGTGCCTGCCCGAATAAAAAGGCTGCGTATACCCCGGCAATCATGCCTAGAATAAAACACAACACATCAAAGTAATGCCAGATAGTCGCAAAAAATTGTTTAAAAATCATTAACATCATCTCCTAGCAATCCTGATTCCGGGTTATTAAACCATTCGAGAACTTGTTTTTCGCTCATACGTTCGACCTGTTTATCAGGATTGTTTACGTCCGCAAAGTCTTCAAAGTGATACATGGCTTGGAATAAGGCGTCAATTAACGCGTCTACCACATCAATCTTCAACGTGGCCTTAGCTTTATCGACTTGAATACCAATTTTGTCTTCATAAATTTCAGCATTTAGCAATGCCTTTTCCATAATTCGATCATCAAAGCGGTCTACCGAGCCTTCAACAAACATTGTCTGCAAAAACTTAGTTGGATCCTTCAATTCACTAGTCCGCTGCCGAATTGCTTGCAATGGCCAACCGGAATTTAAATCCAATTGCTTGATTGTAGGCGTTAGTCCCCAAGCATCATAACCGAAGAAGACAACTTCCAGTCGATGCCGTTCAACAAAGTTAAGCAACCATTGGTAAACCTGCTCATCATTGATGAGTCCCTGAGGGTGACTACTAATTGTACAAAATCCTTTTTTAGCTAAGTCCCGATAATTAATACCGTCTTGCTTTTCTTTAGCTTCAATCGAACCAGCTTTCTGCCAGGGAATAAAGCTATGCTGATAAATAAACCATCGTGGCTTGTCATTGTTATCACGATAAGGGAATACAAACGCTAGCGCCGTGTTATCACTAAACATCGAGTAGTCAAAGCCAATATAGACTTGCCGATCATCAAAACTAAACGATGGTATAATAGCTCGCTCAACGTCAGGCAGTTTTAAGAAGCTGTCGGTCGATTGTTCTAGCCACAAGTTAAGGTTTTTGTTTTGGAAATCGTTGAGTGTGCCCGACAAAGCGTCAGAGTCACGCTTATCTGTCAAGCCGTTCAGCAACACTTCTCGTTGGCTCGGTAAATCTAGTAAGGGATTACTTTTAACCCACATATCAGGCTTATAAGTTTCGTCAAGATTGTCCTGCGACCAAATAAGACCCAAATATGTATCAGCATCGCGCAAATAATCTTGTTCCATGGCTTGCTGAATCATACGCTCATCATTGTGAAACGGAACAGTGGGATCAGGATATGCCGTTGAAATTTGAATAAATTGCTTATTGCGCACCTTAACTTGGCCCGAAACAATTTTAGAAATCTTCTGCCGTGTCTTAATTTCACCAATTTCATCAAAAATAGCAGTTGTGAAATGAAAGCTATCGTACTGACCAGCTTCGTGACTGATTGCTCGCAGTTTATTGTTATTACTACTCATCACAACTTGGTCCGCTTGTGAAGACAATGTCCGAGTATCTAGCCCACTATCAGCTATCAATGACTTAAATGGTTCAATCGTCGCAATCTTAGCAAGCATTGACTTAATGTATCCCAGAATCTTGCTCGTTTGTTTGTAATTAATCGATGAAACTAAATAGTCTTGGTTAGATAGTCCCAATGACTCAATTAAATAACTATAGGCAGTAATAATCGCCATAAGATAAGTTTTGCCTTGGCCATTCAACCTCGCGCAACTGAAACTATAGCCCGTGAGAATCGTTTGCCACCGTCATCATTACGCCAGCCAATTAGCATAGCCATAATGAATTTTTGCCACGGCATAAGCTTAGTTGGTTCGCCCGTATCAACGTTCGGACAAATGGAAGCAAATTTAAGCACTTGGTCTACTCGTTTTACCGAGTAAGCAAAGGGAAATTCAACGCTTCCCTGCCGTTGTAAGTCTCGAATGTGGCGAAAAGCCGCTAACTTAATCAAATAGCCGGTAATCACCTTCTCATCGAGGACATCAAAGGCATACTTTGTGCCCGGATCGGTATATTGCTGGCGAACTTCTGAACAATCTAACGTTTTATAAACTCCAATAACATCATGGGTTTGGGTTAAATCAATGCGCAAATTAATCACCTCCTTTTAAACATTTCGTTAACAAGTAGTCTTTTTTAACCTCCCAAAAATTCCTTCATACGGTCAGCGACGCTTCGCTCGTCTTTGTGGTCATCTAAGTTTAACTTAAGCAAATCGCTACGTGACTTAGGAGATAGTCCCAACTCAGCACCTAACTTCGTTAGATTCTTAACGGCTGAATCGTAAATTTGCGTCATGGGATTACGTTTGTAGCCCACAAAGTCCTGCCCGATTTTTTTACCGGTCTGGTCTTGCAACGTCTTGTAGATTGCTTGGACTTCACCATTTTTTTGAATGTGCTTATACGCATTGCGATAAATCTCATATTGGGAAGCATATTGCTCTACAAGCCCGCTATCAATACGCTTAACTGGGGTATTGTCTTCTAAAAAAGGCACTAATCGACGCCAAACGACCTTAGCTTGCCGGCCTAAGTAAGCTGGAGGTGTGCGCGTTAATTGACCGTCGTTGACGTCTTTATCCGCTTTTTTCATTTTATCTGCCTCCTTTCATTATTGGTTGACCCCCCCTACCTAAAAACTTTCAAAAATTGTTCCTATCACAAAATAACGGCAATGTGTGCGCTCTTTTTGGGACGTGTTAGGGGGCGGGGGTTGTTTTAATAATCATCGCGACCAATTACACTCATAAATTTAAAGTTGCTTAAATCGAACGACAAGCACCAATAAATTGATTTAACTTTATTTGTCATTCATCAACACAACGATTGCTGATACATCATTGATCGGCGTTACGCTTTGCAATTCGTTGCCTTGACCGGTGCCATAGTAGCTTTGCTCCCAATCAGTCTTGAGTCGGTGACACTTACTGCAGATAACAGCTAAGTTATCAACGTTTGCTTTGATTGCTTGGTCGTACTCAATGGGTACAATGTGATCAGCAGTCTTAGCAGGTGTGATGACGCCTTGCGCTTTACAGTAAGCACATAAGTAATGGTCACGCTCTAGGACTTGTTGTCTTAGATGTGACCATTGCCTTGTCCGATAGAAGTTGTATTGCTTACGCTTGTCTTCATTACGATAACGTGTAACCGTGTTGTACTTGTGCGTGTATTGTTTGTCATTGCTACGCGCCCAACGTTGCCGACTAGCCAAGTACTCAGCTTCATGCTCATAGTGCTGCTGACAATAGTGGTCAGGGAAAGTGACCATCGCATGGCAGTTAGGATAGCGGCATCTTCTTGTCTTTGGCATGTTGCTTCCTCCGTTTATGTTTAGCACGACGCTTTCTATTCTTGTACCATTTATCTAACCGAGCATCAGCTTGAACCCATTCGGGCGGCTCGTACCCGTATTTGCTATGAATCATTGCTGCCATGACGTCACTCCTAAATTTATGTATCAAAAAACTCCCGCCGATAAGCGAGAGTAGTTTGAATGTGCTTGGTAGGGATTTGCACCCTACATGGGCCATTGCCCAGCCACTAAAGCATGTACCTCTTCGATACCGGTTTGCGCCTACCTATTCCGCCACAAGCACGCGTTATACAGTTTTAGCCCTCATGAGTGACCATGCTGTATAACAATATCGCTGGTAGGCCTCGAACCTACATCCCATTGTGGCTTACCAATTAGCCCACAGCGATTACCAGTCTGTAATTTGTAGGATTACTTCATGCACGTCAATCACATTTGGCATACTACCAATTTAGCACGATTGTAGGGGTCGAAAGTGCACGATTAGTGCACGTTTTTATATTTCATACAATCCAAACCCCTTAGCGCAATCGTTGATAAAAGTTTTCTTTAAGTCAAACGCTTTTCGACGGCTAACATTTATCATATGATTTGCAATTAATCCGTCAATCGTGTACTGCTGGTGTTTCTTAAAATATAGCTCATTTATAATTACTTCTGTATCACGGCCAACGCCGTCTAAACAATCATCAATCACTTCTCGCTGACGTTTCAATGTGTTAATGCGCCGATCATCGTCAATTGTAATGAGCGTATTTAACGCCGTTTCCGGATACTTGTATTGCGCCTTGCCACCTCCAACATTATCATCACGTGGTACAGTTGGATAACGTAATTCCTGTTCACGTTTCTCGATATACTTGTCAATCTTGGGATAGTCACGTAGAATATCTTCAACTTTTCTAATCGTCGTTCGTTTCACTACCAATTCCCCTTTCACTCAACTCCATAATGTCAGCAATGAAGTCCTGGCCAATTTGTGCCTGTTGCTCAGTTGTTAGCGCCGCGTTCATTTCCAGGTTGGCAACCGTGGCTTTCTCCCTGATTGCTTTGGCGTATTCGATGTCAGTCATTTGTGTCCCTCCCATAAATGCAAGTCATACATAAAAGTTTCGAATCTGGCCTTATTGAATTGATAAAGCTTCTCATCTGATCCATAAGGTCGCTCGATTACTAAACGATCATCCTTAATTCCAAGGTAACCATTACTATCAAGCTTCTTATCATAATATTCATAGTAATCATTTCCGAGTCCGGTCACATCATGATAATTCAGCATTTTCCACGTTTGCTTCCCTGCATCTTCAAAAATACGAATGAGTTTTGGAGTAATATCAAATTCTGACCGTTTTGAAAACAAGCTAATATTATGTGCTTTGACGGCAATCTTTAATTCATCAACTTGAACTACATTCATTTTTCTTCCTCCACCTGATATCCATCTAGCCACGCACGTGCAACCAATTCTTGATGTTCTTTATATCTCCGTTGATTAAATTCATAAGTACCAGGTGTCAACGCCATCCAGTCTCGCATTTTTTCGGGACGACGCTCAGAACAAAGCATGTCACCAACCGAAGTACCATCGTTTTTGCACTTTTCAATCCAATCAGCCACTGCTTTCGGAATCACCGGTAGTTCGGCATACGTCTTCTTGAATACATCGTCTGCAATGGCCCGATACTCACCATTAACGCCAGTTGCGATCCAGTCACCAACTACTAAGTGAATTTGTCCTCTTTTTGTATCTATGGAATACACCATACAACCATCGCCAGCGTGGTCTACTGGTATATTTGGGCCACTGCCAATTGAAACATATTCAAATAATTCCATGCTGTATTTTTCAATAAGCTCAAATTCGTTTTCCTGAGTAAATTGTTCGGCCTTGATAGTGCCCGTTTTACGATAAACTTTAATCATTTTTAATCCTCCAGTAGTTCCGCGTTCTCGTGAACGTTGCCAATAACCTTTGAACCGTGAGTTTCACCTATAAGGTCAAATCTGCTGATAGTTCCAACTACATCAGCTAAAAATTTACCGTTAGCAAATTTAACAATTGAACGATACTTCCGATTTTCAACAATATCGCCTTCATAAATATCCTTGCCGTTCACGTCTGTCAGGCCGGTAAACTGTTCAGGAATGTATTTCTCTGGCTCCGTTTCAGCAAGTGCTAAAATATGGCTTGCTCTGCTGTACACCATTTCTTGCATAGCACCATACTTTCCAAACGGCATATACCACGCTCTAAATTTAATCATCGTCGCCATCTCCAAATGTAATAATGTGTTTACGGTGCATTGGAAGTGCCGGAATGTATGCAACCTTATCACTCTCGACATGTTCAATAGCTTTTTCACTCCAATTAGATACGTTAAATTCCTCTTTAACTTTATCGGTGTGAGGCATAACGTTTATATCAGAGAATTTCATGTAATCATCATGCGAATTTTGAACAAAATAAATCTGTTTTATATTTCTTTCTAATGTATCACCATGAATTACAACGCAATTCATACCCCTAATTGCAATATTGTGTAGTAAATATGGAATAACGTTATCTCCAAATTCCTCCACCATATACAAATAGTTGTGTGGGGCATAGCTGAATGGCGTTTCTGCTAATCTGTCATCATTCCATTTTTTAATAATTAGTGATCCTGTTCCAGCAGTTGGATCATATCCAGACCATCCGCTTTCACTACTATTATCATTCCTAGTAATCTTTGCTAGTAATTCAGAAACAGAATCAGGCGTAAAATCTTGCTGTTGAGATTTTCTTTCGGCGGCATATTCTTCAAAGTATTCACGAAACGTATCTGTTGATACGTTACTATTAATAGCTAGAATTTTTTTATAAAAATCATTGCGTTCTTTTGGTTTAAACAGCAAATCGCTTATAAATTTTTCAAATTCCGCATGCTGATTAACTCCAGCTATTGTATATAATTCGTTGCGTCCTAATTTTGCCATATAATTGCTTTCCGTCCTCTTTGGTTGGCGTTTTGTTTGCTTTGGCGTGTTGCTTCATTCGCCGGTGCTTCCGTTTAATCGTTGAGCGTTTCTTAGTGTGTTTAGGCATTCTCGTCCTCCGTAATGTAGTATTTGTTTTCGTCAATCGCGCGAATACGTCTATCAATCCAAGTGTTACTGTGATTTAGCTCCCGAGACACCCTATTTTTACCCTGCTTGCCTTTCATGACTAATTTAATAGCATTATACTGGGTACGCGTAATCTCCTTGTAATCGCCTGATACGGCCTTAATTCCGGGCATCTTATGCAGGTTAGCTAGTTTGCTAGGAGGTACGTTATCCATGCTGCCATATCTCGCTTCTAACTTATGAATTACTTCTAGTTCTTTAGGCCAATTTTTGCTCGCCATAGGCTAACTTCCTTTCAAGCTCCTGTTCGTAATGATCGTGTATCTCATTCGTACAATTTGGGCATGGTCCAAACGTGAAGCCATAACTTTCAAGCGGTTGCTGAACAACTTTACTACCATGACATAATTCACAACTCATACACTTCTGACTCCTTCCATGTTGTCAAACAGCAATTGACAGCTAGTATCCTTGGTATATAAGCGATCGATTGTTTTGCCATCATACATACTTTCTAATTGCTTACGTGTGTTGTTAGTCGTAATGATGGTTATATGTTTGACTTCGTTATGATCAAAATCGCAACGCGCATTCGCCACTTGATACATCAGCGTCTGCAAATCTTTGTGCACTGGCTTGTAGAATCCTTTTTCGGTTGGTTTACCGCCTTCAGTACCAAAATCGTCTAAAACTAGAACATCAACGTTTTGCATGTCTTTTAAAACGTATAGTAACCGTTGACGTACGTCCGGTGCTTCGTATTTCTCATTAACCAGCCGTAGCAACTCAGCTGTTGAGACAAACATTGCTGTCTGCCCTACGCTCATTAGCTGGTACATAATTGCCAGTGCTAATGATGTTTTGCCAACGCCGGGTCCGCCTGCAAGCGCTACGTTGAACTGGTTAGTCTCTAATTGCCTAGCTAACTTAAATGCCTGATTGCCAAGTTCTCTAGCTTTAGCTTGATTAGGCTGTTTATCAACCTGCCAATCATTAAAGCTAAATCGTAGTGGCACGCCTCCAGACCAGACTGACATGCGATAGTAATACCGTTTTCGGTTAGCAATTACGCCCGCATTCGCCCGATCAATTGTTTGATGATCCAATTCTTCTTTGGTTGGCAACTTAGTTGTATCAATTCCTCTAGCCGCTACTACTTTCTGAATCGTGGCTTGATTGAATAACTTCGTTACATTTTCCATTAGCCAAACCAGTCCTCTCGTGTTTGTGGCGCTACTTTGTTACTTTGGTTACTTTGCTGATCTCTCTTAGCCCAATTACGAATGGTAGCCAAGTAATCTTTGTAGTGTTTACCACTAGATTGAACATACCCAGAGACTCGCTCAATACGATCTTGCCAGTCAGAAGGAAACTCCGCTTTGAGTTTCTCCAATTGTTCATCCGTCAGTAAGATATTCTGGTATTGTCCATATTTGTGTCGTACTGGTTTGGCTTTTTTTGGCTTGGGATTATCTGGTTCTATATACTTACCTTTACTATCCTTACCTAACCTAACCTTACCTAACCTAACCTCGGTATGACAATTGCCTACCAAGTGTCCGTCATTTGGTTGACCGTTGGTTGACACTTGACTACCGAATGGTAATTTACTATAACTAGCGTCTTCATTTAGCTCTAATTGTTTAAGCTCACTAGTATATTTCGTGGGGTGCTTACGATCTGATCGGATGTAATTATGAATATGCCAATCTTTAATCACAGTGACGCCATTCTCAAACGGAATAAGGTACTGCTTGGCTAACAAAATTTTCAAATCATCATCACTTGAACCAGTCATCCGCATAATAGATTTTGTATTACCCACAAACCCATCATCATCAGCATGCATATTCAAATGAAAATATAGTAGCTGAGCTGACTTAGGCATATCCATAAACAAATCAGAATCCGTGATCGTATTACTAAACATTCTTCTCTGTGCCATCTTTTAATCCTCCCTTACTTACTAGTGGGCATTCCACCCATCCGGTGTATTAGTCACTGCTGTATTTCTAGTTCATAAATCGCTTAGTATCGTTTACCTGAGCATTCTTGACTGCATAAGTGATTAGCTTTATGTCAACATCAGTGATTGGTAAAGCTCGCCTTCCAGTTTCATCAACTCTGTGAGCCATTTCAATAAATGGTTCGTCGTCAAAAATACGAACTATATAATCACTATTGATGTAATCACCACTCTGTAATTTAATTAACATCATATTTTCCTTTCAAGCCAATTCGTTTTAACGTTTCTTTATCTAGTTTTATGCCATCTACCGGGACGTGGTATTTTGCACTAAATGCCACGGAGCCAATTTGCTCAATCTCGCTGTGATGGACTCGGCACAATGCCATAACGTGCCGTTTGGTGTGGTCAACGTGTGTTCTGTTCAAGCCGGCTCCGATAACGTCTACATGATGGATATCAGCACGATTACCACAGATCATGCAAACTCGGTGGCGGCAACATTGAAACAGATAATATTCTTGCTCACGCGGCAATAGCTTATAGCCTTCCTTGAACGGCACATGCCACTCAAACATGAAGTCGATGACTAGGTCGAGTAACTGGTTAGCATCGCTCACAGACGATTCTGTGGTGTCTGACAGGCTAATCTGCTTGCCAAACGTATATGACTCATACTGCAAATAAAACAAGTTTTTCAAGAAGTCTGTCGGCATACCTGACCACGTATAGATGTCACTAAGCAACGCGAAGAACAAGCGTCGCTGTTGTGGCCTAGCTTTACGTGTGTCAGCTATTTCACCATCAACGTAGAACAAGTCTCGTGAACCACTAACTGTTTCGGCATGATCTAAATTAGGTTGCTCATTCAGTTCCACCAACAAGTAGTGTTTGCCCTGCCGTTCAAAATATTTAGCCCGTGAGCGTTGCACATAGATCACTCCTCACACTGTACAATAATCTTGTATTCACCAAAATTTGTAATGCCACGGTTCACTAGGCCTGAAATAAATCCATGACTCATACCAAGAAAATTGCTTGCTTCTGCCATGCTAATAAACGAATGCTGAATGTTATCGTATGAGCCAACCAAAACAACCCGTTTACTGCTCTTGTTGAGCCCAGTCTTAAATGCATGTTTTTGGTTCTCTTTATACGTACACCATTCCAAATTTTTAGGTACGTTGTTTAACGGATTCCCATCAATGTGATTGATGCATGGTTTGTTTTCAGGATTTGGAATAAAAGCCGATGCAACTAATCTTGAAACCAACTTAGTTTTATGGGAACCGTTTTTCCAAAGGTCTACTCTCAAATCACTATGCTTGCTTCGAACCCTTTTTTCACGTTTGGGCATTATCTGTCGTCGTTTCCAAATACGTTTTTGAATCTGCCCATTTTTCATCTTTCTTGTGGTTCGTTTACCCTCAACACTCCAAATTGTTCCATGATCACTGGCTTCATATATACCTTCGTACCGTGGAATTTTTTTATAAACTGTCATTAATCACAACTCCAACTAGAATGGTAAATCGTCTGAACTAATATCAATCTGGCCGCCATTATTTTCATACTGGTTTTGATTGTTATCATATTTTCTATTATTGCTATTGTTTGAGCTGTGGCCATTACTATTAGCACTTTGATGATGTTCAGATTCAGCACGTGATTCAAGCAATGAGAAGTTATCAACGACTACTTCAGTAACGTAAATACGAGTTCCCTGCTGATTTTCATAGTTTCTCGTTTGAATGTGACCATCAATTCCAATAAGTGATCCTTTATGTGTGAAATTAGTGAAATTTTCAGCAGCTTTCCGCCAGATAACGCAGCTAATAAAATCAGCTTCACGTTCTCCATTTTGATTTGTAAATTGGCGATTTACAGCAATCGTGAACGTTGCAACCGCAGCACCGCCATTCGTATAACGTAATTCTGGGTCTCTTGTAAGCCTACCAACTAAAACGCTTCGGTTAATCATGCCTTGTCACCCACCTTGTCCGTTAATTTTTCAAGTTGTTCTGTGATTAGCTTAATCAATGAATTCGCCATGTCATGACGCAATGCACCAATTGTTGTTAACCCCAGATATCCCTTCTGAACATCCTTTGCTGGTTTGCCAGTAGTTTTAGCCATTTCGTTAAACAGATTAGTTAACAATTTTTGCTGATCATGACTGACCTGTTCGAACTGCGGTGCACCTTCATTTGCTGACTGACCATCATCATCGGTTTCAGAGTTAACGCCAAACGTTGTACTCAATGAATATCGCCGTGCATAGGTCATAGCGCTACCGACATCTTGCGCTTTGCCACTTGTTTTGATTTCAGTCCATGATGATTCAAATCGATAACCGTCTTTGTGAAAGACAATTGTTCTAACCGATACAATACCAGCATTTGTCTTAGTATCTTGAAGCCAAGCCAATCCTGTTTCTTTGATTCCTTCGTTGATAGCTTTAATCAAATCTTTTAACATAACATAATCATATTTTGTGCTTTTATAACTAACATGTCCGTTTTCTTTTGGTGCAAAAACTTGCTGTTGGAATAATGCTAATGCACTAGCAAATGCTCCCATAGCCTTAGCTTCTTCAAGACTCATTAGTTCACCGCCTCAAATTTAATACCATTCTTTTTCATATATGAAGATAGCCCCCACATCTGGTCTTTAGTGGCTGTAATTTTCAAAGTTCGAGTAAGGGACACTACTTCGCCGGTGTCTGTATCGACAATTTTACCGGTACTCGTTTCTTGCTGATGCTCCGCCGCCGCTTGCTGTTTAAGCTCTCGCTGACGTTCACGTTCTTTGGCTGATTCAACTTGCCGGTCAATTGCCTGTAACAAGTACTGGACGTCCTGCCCTTGCTTCAACTGGTCAATCCATGGGATGGGATCAACGTCGACTGCTTGAGCATACTTGGTAATCATCGTTGTGGCAGTAGCCAACTTATCCTTGGCTTGCTTCACCACCGTCATCGACGATGCAACTTCTTGAGTGATTTGTTTGTTGCTGATGCTCTTATTCAGCCAACGAGGATCGAATTCAATTTCATCCACCCCAACGTCGTAATTGGGGGCCATTTCAGCAATCAAGTCCATCACGTCAGCTTTGCGTTGTTCGCGGCGTTGAACTTCCAGCTCACCAAGCCCTTCATCAATCGGATCAATGATCATGTCGATGCTGGCTTCAAGCTTTTTTACCTCGGTTTCAAACTCACGTAATGGTTGATTATAATTACGCTTGATTTCTTTGCGCCGATCATCAAGCGCCTTTTTGAGCTTATTCAATTTGGCTCGCACTTGCTTGCTGTCAGTTACGTTATCTTCGGTAATTACTAAATTCGAGTAGCGCGATACATATTGCGCAATGGACGTCTGTAATCCTTCCAAGTTGTTAATTTTGATTGGTACCGGTTGATAGTCCACCGTGTAGTCTGGCAGATTAATTACTTCATTCGCCATTATTTAAGCCCCCTATAGATCATAAGTGCGTTTAAGTCCATTGCTTTAATCATGTTGTCTCGCATCTGACGTAATTCTGGCGTTAATGCGTGTGGATCAATCGATGCAATCAGTGCAACACCGCGGAAAATGCAATGCTGTTGTTCTAAATAAGGTAATGATTTTTCCATAATTACCGTCCTCGCTTTCTTAGCACTTGCAAACGAGACTGCTTTGGAATAGAGTAGATGTTGGTATTGAGCATCTCTTCCATTAGTCCATCGCTAGCCGTTACTAGCGATGGCTTTTTTTGCACTCGTTTCCAGCTGTTAACTGATAAAACTGATACTTTTTGCATGATCATTCCTCCTACTTGAGCACTTGAATACCATTGGTAATAATCTCGAATTGCTGTCCATTTTGTTCAACTACAGCCACATCTTTTTGAGTGCGCAATGTGAACGGAATTTTTTTAATATCTACTACTTTACCAACGCCGGCTTCTCGTATTAATTGGCCACAACTATACTCTGCCTTGTAACTCACTCGATCACCTACATGAACTTTCATGATCATTCCTCCATTTCTAATGCTTCTTGCCAATCAATGACATATCCGCCACCAGGACACTTGCTAACTGAAATATCTTCTTTTGATAGTGTGTTGATAACGCCGACGCTAATTTCAGACTTGTTCCAGATGATTGAGTGATGGCCTGACAAACTAGCAACATTCATTTCAGTTAGTAAATCATTTGCTTGTGCCTTGTCAGCATTGGCAACTAATTTATTGCCAAGTCCAACAAATGCATCTGTGCCTCTTACCATTACATTTCCTCCTTAAATTTCCCGTTAAATGGTTTAAAACGTTTTTGAATTTAGGTATTTTTCAAGTTCCTTACGTTCAATGCGTTTTAGTCTGCCAATGCTAGTTACCTTTAAACCGTCATTAATCATCTTATAGACTGTATTTACACTACCAATGTGAAGCTCTTCCATCACTTGCTGATAAGTAAGCCATTGAATCTCCGTTTTACTCATATCATTTCCTCCTTAAATTCCAAACCAGTTTCTAATCTCACGACGCTTGTACCACACGGTTGTTAGCGCCCAGGTTAATATCGCTACTTCTACCATGGCAATTCCTCCCAATGAGATTCCAAAAAGTCAGCCATCACGCTAGCCTTAAACTTCCAGGCGCTACCACGTCCCTTGTGAATTATTTGACCTTGTTGCTCCATTCTGCCAATCTGTCGGCTGTATTTTGGATTTTCAAGGATATTTTCTTTAATCCATTTAATCGATTTGTCTCCACACCAGATACGTAAATCGTCCATTATCCATGTACGTCCATGTGTAGTCTGATCCAGTAGCTTGTTATATGCATCTGTATCAACTAATACATATTTATCCATGTTTTTAACGTGCATCGGAACTGCCGCTACTTTCAATGCTTGCATAACACAACACCTCCTAATATGTTTTTTAACTTCTACTGCATTTTTTAATTTCAGCTGTATACTTGACTTATTCCAATTTAATCAAGGTGAATCATATGAAATTTAGACAAGCACAAATGTTCGAATATGCCTTATCAATCTTTCCTGAACGTCTCTCTCAAAATGGTGCTACTGGGTTACCAACCTATAAAATTATTTGGAGAGTCGGTAATGAATTAATAGTAGCCAACACTTACCAAGTAAATTCCTCCAACACGCCTTTTACCAAACATGTCAGAAGTGACGGCGAAGTTATCTCAAATACTTGGGCTGTTGACGGTGAAGAGTCAGATTTATACCGAACAAGAAAGATCTGGCTTGATAATTACGGACAGCCATTTGATAACCCATATGCAATTTATAGTGCTCCATCACTGCTGTTATCAGAACTAGTTCGCCATTACTCAGATTTAGATGTTAAGGAAAATACTGGAGAAAATATTTTGTTTAACATTAAATACCTCAAGTCCAACACTGAATTACCATTTTTAATGATTGATCCCAATGTTGAATTAATGCCTGTCAGCTTAATTTCAGAAAATTAGACTCATATTTGATTAAGTTGTAAGCATATTGAAGGCTAGCGTATGCGTCATCATACGTTAGGCCTTCTTTTTTTAGCGTTGCCACCACGTCTCTCCCCACCTGTTTAGCCTTTTCCGAAAACAGATCATCAACCATATTCTCACGTTTAAAGTTAACCAAGTAATCATTGCGCTTCTGATCATCTGTAATACTTTGACCCATATTTATTTTTCCTCCTATGCTGGCTGTTCAACTAATGGCATGATTCCCTTTGACTTTAAAAAGTCGTACAAGAACTTTTGCCCCGCTTGCGTCCACTTCATCGTGTTACGCACCTGCTTGATACCATCGCTATTCGTATACTCGTATGGTTCAACGTGCGTATAGCCTTCGTCTTGATACTTCGCGTACAATAGCCATGTTTTGCCTTGCTTGTATTGAATGCCTAAGCCATGTAGCAACTTGTTGAACTCACGTGTTGAGTAGCCGTAGTTCTTAGCAATCATTGAGATTGTTTCCAGTCCCTTGTTGGCTAACATGCTATCGGTGTAATCCGCCTTAGGCTGCAGCACTGAAATTTTTTCTGCTTGATCAGCAGCCAAACGTAATGCTTCTGGCAACGTAGATGGCACTTGGAATTTAACTTGCTGTTCCATCTCGTTGAACGCTTCAATGTACTGAAGCTTAAATTGAAGCGCCTTATCTCCAGTGAATCCCATTGCTAACAAGGTAAAACCGTCACGGTTCAAGTAGTATGCTTTTCGATCACGACCATAAGAATCAGGAACATTTGCTTCAACAAACATCTCCCCAAAATTGGGTAGATCTTTTCGAAGGTGTTCAATGTCACGCGAAACGTGGTCATGACGCTTCCCAAATGTTTCTGCTACCCGCAAGCTACTGGTGACTGCTTGTTTGTCTTTCATAATTACTAAATCATTCATGTGAATTATTCCTTTCTAGTTTCGTTCTCTTTTGGGAACGGTCATTGTAAAAAAAATTCCAAGTTCATCGTTAGAAAATCCTAGTACGCTTGCTATCTTTGCAAGCTCGTCAGCTCCCAAGCTAACTTTTCCGGTTTCTCGTTTGGAATATGTTGCTCTACTTTTCCAGCCCAACATCTTTGCCATGTATTCTTGTGAATATCCCTTAGCAACTCTTTCAGCCTTAACTCGTCTCAAATCTACTGACATTTTTGCCATCTCCTTTCGTTCTCATTTGGGAACGATTAAAGAATATCGCAATTGTTCCCGATTGTCAACAAAATGCCTCAAAAAAATTCATAAAGATTATTTTCTATATTGATTGTTTCCACTTGGGAACGGTGCTATAATGTGTGCATTAACTAAGGAGGGATTATGTTGAGAACGAACAATGAAATAGTTGACACATTAGTAAAATTAAAGGATGAGCAAAATTTAACACTCAGTGAACTGGCTAGACGTGTAAACATGGCCAAATCAGCATTGTCCAGATATTTCAATAAAACTAGAGAGTTTCCGTTAAATAATGTGGACGCTTTCGCTAAAGCATTACACACTACTCCTGAGTACATTCTTGGATTTGAAAAAGATGAAGTTGCCCCACTAACTAACAGCGATAAAAAATTAATAAGAATTAACAAAATGTTAACGCCTGATCGTCAGCAAAATGTTTACAACTACGCTGACAATCAACTTAGAGAACAAAATAATGCCATTGTACGTATGCCACGAACGCAAATCAAGCTGCTCGGTGCTGTATCTGCCGGTACTGGTGAGGAGTTACAAGATGATACAACCGAAGTTGATTACACGGGTACTGTGCCTGAATATGACTACGCCCTACAAGTCAATGGTGATTCTATGGAGCCACTGTTTACTGACCAGCAAATTATATTTGTTAAGTATTCAGAGGAAGCATTTAATGGTCAAATCGTTATAGCCTATGTTGATGGTAAAGCTTATGTTAAGAAGTATCATTGCAATGGAGCTAAGTGTGAACTGGTTAGCTTAAACAGCAAATACGACCCAATTGATGTTAGTGGCAACGAAAACTTTAAGATAAAGGGTGTAGTTGTACTTTAAGTCCCCTATGTGGGACTTTGCTTATGCGCCAAAAAGAACACACGTTCTACATATTTAGCGGTATTATACTTACATAAGACCAGATACGGATGTCGGTAAAAGCTGAAATTCTATTTTTTGGAGGAATTTGTTGTGGAAACATTAGGGGTATTGTCTTTTTTAGTATTTTTAATAGCAATTGTACTATTTATTGTGTCAACAATTGGATGGATTTTTAAGAAAGCTAAAGGCAAAGAACTAAGCAAATGGAAAAAGACGTCTATATATTCAATCGTTGTAGTGTTTCTTTCTTTTGCACTGCTATTATTTGCTGGAATAAAATCAACGAGTACATCTTCTAATGACAAGTCAAACGCTAGAAAGACAACAGTTAGTGTTTCTTTGTATCAAAATAAAGTTGATAATGTAACTACCGTAAAGGGGACAGCCACTCCCGGAGCAACTGTTCATTTCAAGCCTACTAGTGAAGATGGAATTTCAGACACTGTAAAAGCCAATAAAAAAGGAAAGTTTAGTGACGATTACCTTGTTTCAGGAAAATATACTGTTTATGCTACATATCACGGTTATAAAAGTCCCAAGTCGCAATTGACTATTACTGAATATAAAGATTCTGACAGTAGTTCTAGTAGCAGTGACAGTAGTTCAGATACTAGTGATTCATACAATGCAACTGAGGGCGAAAATAACGCAGAAAAATACACTTATGGCGATTTTGCCAAGTCTGATGATTGGGTTGGAAAATCATATCATATTTCAAAGGCTGAAGTGCTTCAAGCTGACGAAAAAGACGGTCAAACAGTTCTTCTAGTATACACAGATGATGATCCAGACCACACGTTTATGGTTGCCTATGATGGTAAAACACCAGCAGTCGAAGACGATTATGTGGACATTCAAGGTGTTTTTTCAAAGAGACAATCATATGATACCAAAATTGGTGGAAGTAACACTGTGCCGTCACTAGTTGCTAGTAAAATAACTGTTACTGGTAAAGATTCAGACTAGTTATGGAATTATATGTAGGAACGTACAGCGCACACGTGTTCGACCTAAACGTTGTAATTGGCATCATTTGCTTCGTAGCGCTAGTCATCATGTTAGGTTACTGGATCCACAAACGAAAGTAGTACCCTCGCCCACTACCAGCCTAGCGGGCAACATGCGAGCGTAGTTCAACGGTAGAACATGTCCACTCCAAAATAGAGCCCCCCGCTCTTATCAACTACTATGCAGGTTCGACTCCTGCCGCTCGCATTAATAAAATGAAAGAAGGAAATACCATGGGCAGAGAAATTTCAAAGTATGAATTAATTGAGCTTGTCACTAATGGTTTAACAGCCTTTGTAGAAGCAGAGGCTATTCTTCATTTAACGAAAGACACATATTCGGAACAAGAATACATCCGTATGCTTCAGGCAATGAAGCAAGATTTATCTATTCGTTTAGAACAAAAATAATTGTAGTTAATAAAGTGCCAATTTGATTTCAAATTGGCCATTTGCGAGCGTAGTTCAATGGTAGAACGGTACTCCTTTGAATTGCTAACTAACTACTTACAGATGCAGGTTCGACTCCTGCCGCTCGCGTTTTAATTTTTGAATATAAAACTTAACAATTGTTGGAGATGGTTAGATCGATGAATTTTAATTGGAAATATGCTCTTGTGAATAATATTGATTTTTACCCATTTTTCATAGTGTTGGCATTGGAAGAAACATATCCAAAATCAATCTTTGAAGATTCACTATGGACATTACCAGTTATCTTTATATTTTCATTAATAGCCCATTTCACTCTCTATAGACCGGCTATTAAAAGCAATCCTTCACTTGACCAAAACCGTTACACCTCAAGTCTTACCTCGTGGCTGGTAACAATCATAGGAGGTATCGGAATTATATTTGCTGTTTTTTATTATCATTTCCATTCTCCCTTAATCTGGATCGCTTTGTTGGCATTAGTTCTTTTAAGAGACGCATTCGCTAATAACAACCTGTAGACAGCAAAAAAGTACGCCCCCATCGACCAAATCTTGGAATATGAATCATATCATATAGAAAAGCCAGGCCAATACGTCACCAAGAAATCTGGAAAAATAAATTACACTTTTGTCATCAACACTAAAAAAGATACCTATCAGATGTTTGTACACAGCTAACAGAAAAAAGAACCATACTCCTCAACTGACAAAGTATGGAAAAAAGCTATACAAAAAGATTTAAATCCAACACAATTTACCATAAGGTTCAAGCACAATATGTAGTGGTGATTTCGATTTTTATTTGAACTATTGGGGACATCATGACAAGTCTGCCACTACATGGTGTATGATTGACAAATTACTGATTTCTAATATAATATAAGCATAGATCAAGTTCGGAGGGCCCGAGGAGTAGGTTCCGAACTAACAAAACCCCAGAGTCTGTGCTTGCACAGAACTGGGGTTTTTGTTTAGGAGATGAATGTAATGAATCAAGAGAATACCAAGCCTTTTAAAACACACAATCAGCAACTAACTATTCTAAGGAATCGAGGATTATCGGTTCCATCTTCTGCCAAGCGCAGTTTAGAGCAATTTGGCTACTACTCAATTATCAATGGATATAAAACCTTATTCCTCCAAAGAGACTCCCATGGTAGAGTTATTCATCCTGAAAGGTTTATTCCTGGAGCTACATTCAGTGAAATTCAGAACCTCTATGATTTTGATAAAAAGCTTCGTTCAATTTTATATGATTATTTACTTGAGTATGAATCACATTTAGGATCTGAAATTTCATATCGTTTTTCAGAACAGTATCCTGAGGAACACTCTTACTTAGCAATGGACAATTATTCCAGAAATTCGGCTTTAGTTGCCTCTGTTGTTGGAACTATTAGTTCGTTATCAAATACTATAAAAACGAATTCAAAGAAGATAAATGATAATGCAATCAAGCATTATGTTAATCGTCATGGTCAAGTTCCTCTGTGGGTGTTGGTAAACTTTTTAACTTTCGGCGACTTGAATTATTTCTACAAAAATTCAAAGAACGATTTACAAATTCAAATTGCAAAAGATTTTTCTAAACAATTTGAACGCTCATACCGTCAAAACATAGCAATTGATGTCAAATCAATTAAAACTATTAATCATCTAGTTAACTATTTTAGAAATGCGGTTGCACATGGTGAGATTACCTACTCAATGTCTCTTGATCGTAGTCCCAACTTTCAAAGTGTAAAACGCAATCTAAGGATCCAATCACTTCAGGTTAATAGTCAACTTGGTGTATTCGAACTCATCATCGCATTAAAACTAGTTCTTACGAAAAAAAGCTATTCTAAATTAACAAAAGAAATCGAACATCTTCTTGATGAATATTCTGAAAAGTTTCAGTCAGTAGAGCTTGCTGCAATTCTTCACGATATGAATTTTCCTGAGAACTATGAAGACTATATTTAATTAAAAAGCACATCCCCTCCCGCCAAGAAGATGGATGTGCTTAACTTGAATAAATACTAACAGGGCTGTTGCACCCTTTTGCCCTTCTAGTATATCACAAGGAGGAATTTATTATGGCACAAATTAAACGTGTGAGAAAAGGTTACCTAGTAAGAATTTCGTATAGAGATCATGCAGGCAACTACCTAAGTAAACGAAAAACATTCACCCGTAAGCGAGACGCAGAGGAATTTGCTAACTCATTCGAAGTTAGTAAATTTTCTGGTGAACTAGAAAAGAAGCCATCTATCGAGTTCTCTAAGTACTTCTATTCTTGGTATGAGACGTACCGCAAACCTAATCTCGCTTATATCACGACTCGTAGATATGAATTAGTCCATACTGAGATAGAAAATTACTTTGCTCATGCACGTATTGCAGATATTACTCGTAAGGATTACCAAAAATTCATAAACCAATATGGCAAAAATCATGCGAAAGATTCAGTTAAGAAACTGCACAATCTAATTAAAGCTTGTGTTGGCAATGCTGTTTTTGAAAAAGATGTTGAAACTGACTTCACTTATAACGTAATTATCACTTATGACAAAAATCGTAGTCTTAAGATTGATTACCTAAATCTAGCTGAGATTAAGCAACTAACAGCTTATGTACAGAATCACCTCAATCCTCGTTACACGTCACAATACATGATCATGACTGCCATCTTTACCGGGGCACGATTGGGAGAAATCATGGCACTAACTTGGAAAGACATTAATTTTACATTCAATACTATCTCGATAAATAAATCATGGAACTATGTTGAAGGTGGTGGGTTCAAGCCAACCAAAACCGAAAGTTCAAATAGAACCATCCGTGTTAACAAACAATTTTTAGATAGTCTGAAAGCACTTAAGGTAAATAACCGAGAAATGGTATTTGAGAACGTTTCCCATGACATCCCAACCTCTAACGGCGTTAATAAAGTTCTGCGCTCTGACTTAAAAGCATTGGGCATCACACGAAAAGGATTCCACTTTCATAGTCTGCGGCACTCTCACGTTGCGTTCCTGCTCTCTCAGAACATTGACCTATACATTATATCGAAACGTCTTGGTCATTCTGATATTGGCACCACGTCCCGGATATACGCATACCTAATTGATGAATATAAAGCACGCTCGGATGAAAAAATTTCCGGCTCTTTAGACAAACTTTTTAATAGCCCACAGACTGAAAAAGAAGCGAAAACTAGTATTCATTTTTGA